TTATGTTGTGGGAGATTTTCAAAACCGACGGACTGGCCAACAACATCTTGAAAGCGGGCCCTATCACATTGATATCTAGTTGGGGCTCGCCAGTCCTATGGCGATAAGGGACATAGGCGGTCCACAGCACCCCTTGATCATCCCAGCCCCCGAGGCCCATACCAACCGACTCGGACCCCCTATCCCAATGTAGACCCGACGTTTCATAATCCAGCACAAACCGATCACGACTCGCGATAAACCGCACCAATCGCTCAAACCTCTCAGGTGTGGTTATCAACTGTTTACGTGGATCATCAAACGCAACAGAATCAAATATTTTATCTTGCCTAGACATTGCTAGAAGAAAACCTCAGCTTCGAAACTATTACACAGGCAAATTTGATCCCACGTCATCCACTGGGCATATTTGTTAGACCACCACCACTGAACGTCTCCCACCGTGGTAACGGACCCATTGTGGCCGATCCCGGCGAGTAACCTATCTGTCTGAGGATCGCGGGTACTACCTGTTTCAGCCGCCAAAACCGTTTCGCTGAATAATTTGCCATCGTTCGCGTTCCCGCCCTCCGTCGCCCGTTGCGCTTGGGGAACGGCCGGGGAACACCCGCTATCGCAGTCGTCACCGCTTGCAACGTCGGATAAACGTGGCCCTGGTAATCCCAACCCGTCGGCAGACACAGACATCGATACTCCACACCCAGATATTTCGTCACCAACACCGTTCCTATCGGTACCACTGATAGGTAATCGCTTCGCCTCCGCTCCCGCATGCACCTCCGCACATACGTCCAGGGCCCCCACTTCGATCCTTTTTGCGCACCGGCCGGTACCCTCGCAGGGCTCGCACTCTCGCCCTTTTTTACCGACGCCCCATCCGTCACACTCGCAACAAATGGGGCTCCCGTAGGGTTTTGAACACCGCCCCCCGGATCCGTAGATCGCTTAACTTTGGATCGCGCGTCATAACTCTTGAAAAAAGCCTCAATCGTTTCCGTATTCGAGGCCCACGCTGCCACTAATGAGTCTACCGTAGGCCTTTTCAATTCGCGGGCAATAAATTCCGAAAACCGACCCCCCAACACCTTCTCAAAACACAACGAGCCAAACACGCAATCGTCACAAGCCGCCACGCCGCCGTCGCAAGCCAACTCCCACCGCAAGCCAAAACATGAAGGCTCGCACTCGCCCTTCTTCGTCGAAAATATTAGCCCATCTGGGGTCTGATTCGATACCAAGGCGTTCGGTAAATCACCCTCGATCAACCACGATCCATCACTATACCGTACACTCATAAAACCCCCCCAATACCGCGCGCGCCTGCTTACGTGCGGACGACACACGCCTCTTATACGTCGCCAACGATCCATCAATAGACGGATCAAAAGCAGAACATCGGGTACCGCTTTCACCAACACGCCTCAACAACGCCCAATCACGTTCCGGTAATTTTCTTTGCAAAACACCCAGCGCATGGGTCGCAGCAAATTTACCCTCGGGATTATAAGAATCGTCAACACAATCCGAAGATACCGAAACTCTCTGATTTGAATAACTCACGTAGGTACGCCTCCATTTACGAAATAAATTCCACAGACTTTTTCGGACATATCTAGTTTCCCCAGACAACGAAAATCCAATTTTCTTTTGGAACACATCAGCAACGAAAATCGACGCCAAACGAAATTCTTGAGCGTAATCATCACGCGACCTCGCAATATGATCTAGCGATCCGGGAACCGTACGAGACAATGATGCAGCAAGCTGCTTAGATAAACCGTCATAATGGTGCGCCGCATGGGTAGCTGTAGCTCTATTCACAAAACACCTTCCTATTCTTAGGCGGTTACCTAATTAGCCAATGGTTACGCATAGTTAGCCTATGCGTATTCGACGTTGCGAAACATACGCTAAAACGGCGTATGTTGTAAACATTTTTATCGAATTTAGGTCATATGAACACTAAACCCTATTTTCTCAAACATTACACGCATCTACGAGCCTCGGCCATAAGCTCCTCGAAAATAAGCTCAATTTTTGTTAGCAAAAACTCGCGTTTCGAGATCGTTTCTAGCCCCGCCAATCGCACTAACAACAACACCACCGACATCGAGACCACCAAGTTGCGAGGAAGGCCTAAAATATTACGTGTAGCATCGTCTAAGCGAGCCGCTATGGCCTCCGGTAATACAACGGTCAATCTTCTAGGTTTAGGCATCTTAGATCCTCTCTAAATGGCTTACGTGGTCTAAATCCACGTAATTATTTCGCCTAAAATAATCCAATTTCTCCCGAGGCCAATCGCCAGGATCTCCACACGGCAATCGGACCAATCGAACATCAACAAAAGGTCTTAGAAGCTCACCCGCTACGAGCATGTCAGCCCAAGCCCCATAGGGCTCCCGCTCCGAAGGACCATCCCACATCAAATCAACCGCGGTCACCCCCGCTTGGATCAATTTGCCCACTTGCACGGGGGATAGGTGCTTGCCAAGGGTAGCTACGGCATCATAACCCGCATGCACACAATCAATAGGCCCCTCGGTAATGCAGACCCGCGGATACTGTCTCGCGACATCCAGATTTATAAGAACCTCGCCCGACGTTGCGTAACCCGGCTGTGACTTTGGGTTTAGGACTTTCTTTTCGCCGGGCCGCAACTGCCACATAGCCCGCGCCTGCCAATAGACTAATCTCGATTGTTCATAGACGGGAAACACCAATCGATCCGCATAAGGCCCTGTTCGGCACCAACCCAACCGGAAAGTAGCAGCATCGCTGGGGGAAATGCCCCTGGAAACCAAATAATGAGATTTGGTGCTGATAGGCATCATCCCCAACGGTGGGGGGATCGTAGGGGCAACCAAACTCGGAGGTACCCCCTCATCAAAAAACAGCTCGCCTTTATCTATCTTGTAGAGATCTGCAATCTTGAGAGAAGAGCCCGCGATAACCAGATCAACAGCATCTTTTCGAGAGCACCCCTCGAGTAATTCAATCAAATCCAACAACCCACCCGCGCCACTTAATGCGACCAATTTGATGCCCGCATGCGTCTTACGCATCCCCATTTTTTGGCACACCCAACAGTGCCAGGTCTTCTTTTTCACATTCACGATCAATTTCGGCTTGCCGCAAACCGGACAATCCATAGCCCATTCCCCGGTTTGGGATCGAGAAGCCGACCGATCACGAACATAGGTCAACAAATCAAATCGAGATATCGCAAGATCGAGCATCAAAACGTGGCCATAACTTGCTGTGCCTGGCCTTGACCTTGCACAACCTTCTCCGCTTGTGCGGCCCGCTCATCAGATTCCAAACTGGGCCCGCTCAAAATATGAGGCATGACCTCCGACCTGACATCAGGATCCATTTTGATCAACATCCGATCAAAATCAGCTCGAACCACACGCATCACATTCGCAGAATTATCGCGATACAATTCCGCAAGCACGCGCAAAACTTTTTGGGATCGCTCAATATTCGTAGCATTCAGGCTACCCAAAAAATCACACACGCGCACCTTTTCATAACAATCCGCTATCTCACGCGAGTATAGCCAATGGGGGCGATCTTCCGCGCCTTTCTCAGGACGCCTAGCCTGTGCGGCGGACCATACCGCGTACCCTCGATTAGCTAGGCTCTTGAGATCTCTCCAAGCCGCTTTTTGCTTCTCGGTTTCGCTATTGTACCGTTGGTCTCGCCCCGTTAATAAATCCCCATAATCAACGATCACCAAATCCGGTTTCCAACCGTAGCGCCGTTCCAATTCCATCAAAGCTTCATGAATATCCAGAACGGAATAATCCCAACGATCTGTAAACGCCTTGATGAACAAACGATCCCTCAAATACTGGTACTCATTGTGCGCCCGCTGATACGCTTCCGACGATAAACCACTTTGACGGATCACCCGGTACAACTCCCCCGTAAATCCCGCCTCATACCGATCCTCGACCTGGCGTCGCGAACCTTCAAAAACAAAATGCGCGACCTTTGCCATTTGGAGCCGAACCGCCGCCAAACCGTGGTTAATCAACATTGTCGATTTCCCCACTTTCGCATAAGCGATCCACGCCCCCAGTTCACCTTTCGACAACCCCCCACCCAACACATGATCCAAAAATTCCAAGCCCGTTGTGATTGTGTTGGAGTTGTAATCGTCGCACATTCGACGCACATGCCTACTCGGCAAATCGTCGCACAACCACGTTGAATCATCTGGCTCCCAAACCGTAGTACGGATCTTGTCAATCCGAGCGGCTAGATGATCGAAACACTCCTCAATTTTGCCAGCGTTATACAGGGCTCGTGTTTCCTGGAATGCGGACACCAGAATATTACGCTTCACAAATTCTAAGACCGTATCCCGCATATACTGAGAATCACGTAACGGCGTTTGGGTAACCTGTTCCAACATCGCATGATAGAGGGGCTGGATCTTCGCGTCCAACGTGTAAACCTCTTGACGAATTGTATGAAGTGACGGGAGCGCCCCGTATTTCTCTCGAAATTTCTTGGCAAACCCCCACGCCCACGAAACCACATCATTCTGAAAATAGGTGGCCTCCAAATGGGGCTCCACCTCATTCGCAAAATGACCATCCTCACACAACAACCGTAGCAACCCGCGCTGGTACTCATCATCGAACTTCAGTTTTTCAGGGGGCCTCGCATCAACAGACATAACGCGATCCAGCGGTCGGGATACTGCTCTCAGATCTAACCGGATACAATGCGGCCAAAGACGCAAAACAATCATGCGCCCTAGGGCATTGCTGACAAACTTTCGACGCTGAATTGTAGCCGTAAGTCTCGGTATTGATCTGGGAAATACAAACATCGGATTGCGCCAAACGTAAATAACGCGCCTTTCGCAACTCCACCGTATTGTTTATTTGGGACGTAACCCACGCCTTACCCTCAGCCCGTTGCGTAGCCTCAATACGAGTCTGTGTGGTTTGGGCGAGTAGGGGGGTTTCCTCCAACGAATGGTAATAATGCAAAGCCTTTGCCGAGGTGCGCTTACTAGGCACAAGGTTTTTGATCTTGGGCGCATACAACCACCGGCTAACTTTGAATCTAGCGTAAACCCAACGCGATGGGTCGATACCTTGTTCGGAACACCAATCAGCTAAATCACCAAACGCCTCCCTTTTCTCGGGATTCATTTTGTGATCGCGCATCGGATGATGCGAGGCCATGGCTTGAAAATTGTGTGTGTGTCTCCGGTAGTTATTGTATTCGCTCAATAAGTTTGTTGCTCGATCTTCCCGTGTCATGCTTACCCCTTCCAAGTAGCATACAGATCTAACCAACTTCTATTTCGCCGCCGTATCTAATCTTGAATCTCCGCTGCCGAGAAAAACTCAGACGCCAACTGCAATTTTCGCAGAGAGTGTTTGTAGACAATTGATTCTTGGTGGTGTCCGTCAAACAACACACCAATCGTATGAGAAGAAACCCACAACAATTTTCCGCGGGTAATTTTACCGTCGGGAGTCCCCTCCTCCCAAAACCACACATTTTTATTTTTCAGACGATCAAACGCCACACTCTCGGGATTGCGCGTTTTGCCAACGCTCATAGGGGGGAACTCGATAGACTCCAATTGGGGTCAACCTCAGTTATTTTCGTAATCAAGTAGCGCACTACTCGATCCATCTCGGAAACCGTTAGGCATTCCCCATGCATTTCGGGCACCCCAACTCGATCACCCACTATCGGATCCAGCTCATAAACCGTTTCGCCTGTCGGGATAACGCTACGGTGATGCCTCAGAGCATCTAATATCTGTATGAGAGCCTCGCAACCGTGGGGCCATGGAAGGGCATCAATCAATTGGGGAAAATTGACAATAAGCCAATCGCGCTTGGTTTCTGACAGCCACCGTTTCAAATGGGAAGGATCTTTGATCGCCACATTTTCTTCGACTAAAGTTAGGGGTATTTCAGACCCTTGATGGTCTTCGGGCGCTACCTTGGTCGCATCACTCATAATTTTCGCTCTCCTCAAAAAAAAAATGCCTAACTGCAACGGAAGGGGGTCACAGTTAGGCAATTACGCGTACGACAACTACGGCTGAAATGACTAACTACCACGCGTACCCCAATCGTGCAACAACAGCACACACTAGATCTAAGTATTTTCCCGACTCGGTTGGCTCATCTTTTTTGCAAAATCTAACAATTCACTCGGGTCGTCAAGGATTTTTACTGAGAATGTGGGCTCCCTATGAAAAACACCCAGCCTTTCCTCGCTATGATTCAGCAATTTCCGATGGTGACGATCTGCAAAATCAACGATGATTGCGTCTACCTTCCCTGTAAGCGCCGTACAAACTCTGTAAGCATTTTGTGTCAAACTCACCTCGGCTTTTTCACCGCGGGCATAAATCAACGCGTCCACATTCGGCAAATCCAGCCCCTCCCCCAACAGACTTGTGCCCACCAAAATCTTGACCTCTTGCTGACCGAGGTAAGAGTCAATGATCTCGGTCTGGATCCGTCGGTCACGGTCGGTCGATAGGAATTCTACTGAGTTAAACTGGCATCGAGAAGGGGCCTTGGGCAAAAACTGGCTCAGTATCCGAGCAATTGTGTTTCCTTGGGATTTGGTGCCTACCAAAATCAAAACTTTGCGACCTAATTGATGCAGTGTAAGAGCCGCGGACGCGGCCAGTTGATTGCGGTAGGCGTGATCATGAATTCCCGCCTTGCCAAAACCGCCGCTAAACATACTTCCCGCACCCCGAACCTTCGGTTTCGACGGCATCGGCAAGTAAACCACCGTTGTCGGGACCAAATAACCCCGATCGAGCATTTGTTGGCTTGAAACCTTGTAAATCGTATTGGCCAAAACCCCGTGCATCGCCAAATCATCACTGCCAGATCGGAAAAACGTACCAGTCAGCCCGTAACGGTAAAAAATATGGTCGCACTTTCCGAATATATTGTGGGTATAGGATTTTGCAGACCCGTGGTGCCATTCGTCAACAATGATCATTTCGCGGGTATTGAAAAACTCTTGAGGCAAATAAGTTGCGGTAGCCGCTGTGCAAACAACCATTTTTTTCAAAGCCGCCTGCTCCAAATTCCGACCCCCTATTTGGTGGACAACATAATTTTTGCCGAAAAATCCCTGAATCACCCTGACCGTTTGCTGGACGATCCGATCCGTCGGAGCGATCCAAATTGTAGGCAAACTGATTCGCCTATGAAGCTCACAAGCCGTATGGGTTTTACCTGAGCGCGGAGTCATGTCAAAAACACCCCTCCCAGAGCGTATTCCTGCGATTACAGCCTCTTTTTGGTAGTCCCGCAGGTCTATTGCCGGAAACTCGGGAAAACCCTCAGCAGGCCTCATACGGAGATCTTTGATTAGGGGCTGATATCCCATTTTGTAGGAAATTCGGCACAACCTCGATAACAGGCCTGTAGGGAAATACGGGTACATCGTTTTGGGAGTCCTGAGGAGCTGCACCCAACCATCCCATCCCTGTGTGGCTGAAGGTTCGGGATTCTTGAAACCTAAATCATAAGCTACCGCCTGAGGCGTGGCATACTTACTCTCTTGTTTGAGCATCTCGATTATGAATTGGTCGTATTCGAGAATACTCGTCCAAGTGTTCCCAACCTCAAAAACTACCCTCTCAGTCATTTTGAATACCTAAGTGAATGGGGGGAACCGAAGGTTCCCCCCTTGGAATGCGAAGCATTCCAAGCCCTAATCAGGGTTGTAAAAATATTTTTCATTTTCTCAAGATCCTCTCTTCTTTTTTTCTTTATTAGATAATACTTAATCAAGTCTTGAAGATAACCATTACACCCCCGCCCATGAGTCCTTTTGTTAAGGAACTCATTCATTAGGCATGTGGGCGGGGTGGGTAAATCCAGATGTTGGGTTCCGATATGTTGTCCATTATCTAAGGAATGTTGGATCTAAGGAATGTTGGATCTAAGGAATGTTGGATCTAAGGAATGTTGGTCGAATGTTGGTCGAATGTTGGTCGA